AGTGAGTTGTTAGCTAAATCTAAAGGCGGGTTTATTGAAAAACACGAGGTCAAAGCTGTTAATACTAATTGGTTTATAGGCGAGGACAACGATAATGGCTAAGCAACTTAACCCAGCTGTGTTTAACGACTGGGTATATGAGGGGATAACCGACTACAGCCACCGTATAGAGGTCTACTATGGTGGAGCTGGTAGTGGTAAGAGTTATGGAGGTACACAAAAAATATACCTTAAAGCTCTAAACTCCAAAAGAAAAGTCCTAGTAATTAGAAAAATACAAAGGACTATAAAAGATAGTATATTTAGTGTGATGTTATCCCACTTACATAGTAGCGGACTATATGACTTATGTAGAGTCAGTAGGAGCGACTTAGAGATAGAGCTACCAAATGGCTCTATTTTCTTATTTAAAGGGTTAGACGACCCCGAGAAAATTAAGTCTATAGACGGTATCACGGATATAGTTATTGAGGAGGGTACGGAACTAACCGAGGACGATTTTACACAATTAAATCTACGTTTAAGAGCGTTGGTTGATAACCTACAAATATACATATTTTTTAACCCAATTAGTAAGAAAAACTGGGTATATGACTACTTTTTTGTTAGAGAGTTACCGTTAAACGTCAAAATAGTTAAAACTACTTACTTAGATAATAAGTTTTTGAGTGAGGAGTATAGGCAAGAGCTGGAGCGTCTTAAAGACCGTAACCCAGCGTATTATCGTATATATTGTCTTGGGGAGTTTGCTACTTTAGATAAGTTAGTTTTTCCTACATATACGACTAAAATAATAAGTGATAAAGATATCGAGGGGCTACCACGCTGGATAGGTGCCGACTGGGGATATGTTAACGACCCGTCAGCTCTAGTATGGGGTCATATCGATACAGTAAATAAAAAGATATACGTATGTGGCGAGTACGTTAAAAAAGGTATGCTTAACAACGAGATAGCTGAGACTATGATAAACCTAGGACTACATAAAGATAAGTCCTATGGAGATAGTGCCGAGCCTAAGACTATAGCCGAGTTAAAACGATATGGTATTAACATAGAGGCTACCGTTAAGGGTAAAGACTCAGTTATCCACGGTATACAATGGATACAACAGTACGAGCTAATCATAGATAGTAGATGTTTTAAGGTTATCGAGGAGTTAGATAACTACACTTGGCAAAAGGACAAAAAGACTGGGGAGTATATAAATGAGCCAGTCGACTGTTTTAACCATACTATAGACGCTATTAGATATGGACTTAATAAATATATAAAAGGTGTAAATATCCCTAAGGTTATGGTTAAACCTAGGGGACTATAAAAATATAAGGAGGTGTAAGAGATGTATACTTTACCAAAAGATACGCAAATAACAAATCAAGTGTTAAACGACGTTATTAAATATAACGAGAACTTTAACAAGAGATATACACGTCTTGAAAACTACTACATAGGTAAACAAGATATCTACGATAGGTTAAAAGACGATAGATTAAAAAATAATAAAGTAATGATTAACCACGCTAAGTATATTACTGATACTAACGTTGGATACTTACTTGGTAACCCAGTAGACTATCAAGCTAGTAAAGATTATGATATCGAGCCGATACTAGACGCTTATAAAAAGCAAACTATCAACGACTTAGATATGGAGATAGCTAAAGATGTATCTATTTTTGGGCTACAATATGAGTACGTGTATACTAATCAAGACGCGGAGCCTAAGAGTTGCGAGATAGATAACCGTAACGCGATTATAGTATACGACGATACAGTAGAACATAACAAACTCTTTGGACTTATTTATCGTGAGATTAAAAAAGGCGATAAATTTAGCCATTATGAGGTTATATACTGTGATAAAAATAAGATAGTTAATTATGAGTCTAGCGATAAGACCCTTAAAAAGATAGGTAAAGAGTCAAGCCACGCGTTTGGCGACGTACCTATGATACAGTATAAAAATAATACTGAGTTTTTAGGAGACTTTGAGCCAGTTATCAGTCTAATAGACGCTTATAACTTACTACAAAGCGATAGAGTCAACGATAAAGAGCAATTAGTGGACGCTATTTTATGTATGTACGGTATGGACTTTGATACCGACCAAGCCGACCAATTAAGAGATAGTCGTATGTTGGCTGGTTTACCTACTGACGGTAGGGTAGAGTACTTAGTTAAGACTCTACAAGAAAATGACGTCGATATTTTACGTCAAAACTTAGAGGCTGATATCCATAAAATAAGTATGGTACCTAATATGAGCGATAACAACTTTGTTGGTAACTCTAGCGGGGTAGCTATTAGATATAAGCTGTTAGCTTTCGAGCAAAACATCAAAAATAAAGAGCGTTATATGGAAAAAGGGCTAATGGAACGCTTTAAACTATATAACCACTACTTAGTAACTAAGTCTAAAATGACTAAGGAGGTACCTATCGAGGAGGTAGACGCTGTATTTAAACGTAATTTACCGTCTAACGATTTTGAGATAAGCCAAATGATAGTAAATTTAGCTGATTTTGTAGATAGCGAGACTTTAATATCTCAATTATCATTTATTAAAGACGCTAGCGATATCGTACAAGCTAAAAAAGAGGAGGACGAGGCTAAACCAAAGACCGACCCATACGACGACTTATTTAAAAATAATGAGATAGGGGACGCTAACGTTGATAAAGAAAATATGGACGCAAATAGTAAAGATAGTAAAGATATTACTAACGATACTGTAGAGTAAGGAGGTGTTAGTATATGGGTAAGACCTCTAAATACTGGGACGATAGAGCTATAAAAAGACTTACTGGAGCTGAAAAGACCAGCGAGCAATACATAAAGCAAGTACAAAAAATGTACGATAGAGCCTATAGGAATATCAACAAGGAAATAGAGACCATATACAAAAGCTACTCCAATGATACTGGTATAGATGTTAATACGTTAAAACAACTACTAACTAAAAAAGAGACCAGTAAAGTTTTTAAAGAATTAAAAGCCAAGGGCTATGATAAATACATCAAAGATAATTATAAGAGTCGTATAACAAGGTTGGAGCAACTAAAAGCTCAAATATACGCTAAGGCTAAAGATGTCTATAGTGAGGAGGAGCTTATTAGCCATAAATGTTATGGCGAGGTTTATAAAAATAGTTATTATAGGAGTATTTACGATACCCAAATGGGTACGGGCTTAGATTTTGGCTTTAGTACCATAGATAATAACTTAATAGAGACGTTATTAAATGAACGCTGGAGCGGTAAGAACTATAAACAACGTATATGGGGTAATACTGATATCCTAGCGGAGTCAGTCAGCGAAATAGTCGGCGGGGCTATCCTAAGCGGTCAGTCCTTGAGTAAGACTACCCAGCAAATACGCGAGCGTTTTGGAGTATGTAAGTACTACGCCGAGAGGTTGGTAAGAACTGAGACCAACCACTTTTATAATGAGGCTGACGCTCTAGCATACGAGGAAATGGGTATCGATAAATACGTTTTTGTGGCTGTACTGGATAGTCGTACGAGTCCAATGTGTCAAAGTTACGATAATAAGGTACTAGACTACAAAGATAAAAAAGTCGGTGTCAATTTCCCACCGCTACACCCTAACTGTAGGTCAACTACGAGGGGATATCTTGGCGAGGAGGCTGAGAAAAGCCTACAGCGTAGAGCTAGAGACCCAAAAACGGGTAAAACTGAGCTTATAAACAATATGAGCTACAAAGAGTGGGCTAAAAGTAAAGGTTTAGAGGACTCTAAAACGAAACGAGGCGGACAATTACCCGCTAAACCAGTTGTCGATACGTCTAAGAGCGTTAAAATTGAGGTTAAACCGCTTACTGATAGGGATAAACAAGCCCTAGAGTACTATGTAAGTGGCGAGGGTATGTATGTTAGTAATGCGTTACGTGGTGTTAATAAAGATATAATACTTAACGATAAAGATATGGAGTTTATAAAAGATTTAGACCACGCTACGGATAGACCACTAGAAAAACAAAGGCTATATAGGTCAGTAGACGCTAGCGTAATATTTAAGGATATCAACGAGTTTGAGTATGAGGACTTACGAGGATACCTTAACTATGGAGCTAAAGGTACTTATGAGACTAATAGGTATAATAACCTAATGAGTAAACAAGTTAAAGAGTTTAAAGACCTAGGATATGTTAGTACTACTAAAGATTATGAGATAGCTAGAGACTGGGGAGGCTTTACTGGTAGTAATAAACCTATCGTATTGGAGCTTAACCTAGACGATACTGTTAAAGGTGTTGATTTAGACTTTTTAGATATCGCGGACGACCCGCAAAAAGAGACGCTGTTAGCACGTAATCAAATCTTTAAAGTCAAAGAAATCACAGCCAAAGACGGTAATATCTACGTAAAAGTAGACGTTACTAGCGGAGATGTGGTTAAAGATAGCGTTAAAGAGGCTACTAAAGATGTGTTTAAGACTGAAAACTTACCAGCGTGGTTTAAAGACTACAAAGGAAACGCTGACGAGGAGGCTAAGTTATTAACCGACTGGTTAAATAAAAACGGCTACTCTAACAGTAAAGCTAGTAAAGTGTTTAGTAACTCTATAAAAGATATAGGTAATGGTAATACTAACATCACTAAACAAGCCTTTACTAAATATAAAGAGGGTAAAGGGTCATTTACTAGAGATTTATATACTAATGATGTTGTAATACCTAGAATAACCAACAAAGATAACCCAGTTGGTAGTATCCAAACGGTACTACACGAAAACTGGCACGCGATAGATTATTATAAAGCCGATAACGGTAAATTTTTAAGTAATATGAGCGAGAGCCTTAAAAAAGTTGTACGTAATGACGATAACAAGGTAGGAGCGGATATTACTAGACTGTTTGAGGACTTTAATAAACAATGTAAAGATATCAATACTAGGATATCAAAAGAGTACCACTATCTTTTTGACGAAATCAATAAGAAATGGGACGAGGGTAAGTACAAAAGTTATCGTAGCTATACGAGTGCTTGGAGTAAAGCCCGTAGTAAGATAAAAGATATGATAGACTACGAGGAGCGTAACCTTATGGGTGGCGGAGTCAATAATCTACAAGATATTTACGACAGTTTAAGTGGTGGATACTTTAGAGACACGGGCGTAGTCAAATACGGACACGGTCGTAAATACTTTAGACGTGGTGGTGTAGATAGCCAAGTAAGAGAAATACTAGCAAACTACGGAGCGTTAAGTATGACTAGACCCGACCTTATCGAAATGTTAAAAGCCGATAAACCAGCTCTAGTACAAGAGCTAGAGGCTTTACTGGATAGTATGTTATAGGAGGTGTGTATATGAGTAACGAGGATAAAAAAGTTAAAATTATGGCTTTACTGAGTGAAATATACGAGCCTATGTTAGAGTTTTTAGATTTAGAGAGCGATAAAATGCTAGATTTAAAGATAAAAGTACTAACTGACCTAAAAAATGGTATACCAATAGCTGATATACCTAATTTTTATGATATTTTAGAGCTGTACCCAGCTGGTATGTGGGACTAGCTCATTATGGAAATACCGCCGTTTGGTCTTAAAAATGTGTTTTTCTTGACCCTCCAAAAAGGTAAACGGTTAAATATCTCATAAATTATAGTTAAAATAATTAAACGGGGCGGTACACGATAGCTTATGTGAGGTTTAGGAGCTATTAACTTAATAATGATAAATCTAAGACGCAAATATTACAGTATTTACGTCTTATTTTTATACAAATCTAGCCGACGGGCGTAAAACGGATAGAGAGGAGGTTATCTTATGGAGGATAACAAACAAACTACTACTCAAGGTACAGCTACAGCTAACGTACCTACAAACGAGGACAATAAAGCTGGTAAATCTTTTACTCAAGCTGATATGGATAATTTAGCTGGTAAAATTAGAGGCGAGGAAAAAGCTAAAACTGAGGAGCTTATTAAACAAGCTACAGCCAACGCGATAGCTGAGTACGAGCGTCAAGCTAAATTAACGCAAGAGGAAAAAGATAGAGAGGCTAAGACAAAGAGAGAGGCGGAACTTAGAGAGCGTGAAAATGCTATCACGTTAAGAGAGAGACGTATAGAGGCTCAAGAAATGCTTAGTCAAAAAAATATCCCTATCGACTTGGTCGATTTTGTTGTAGATTTAGACTTATCTAAAACAAAGGATAATATAGAAAAACTAGCCAAAACTTATAGTAAATCAGTAGAGACTGGAGTAACTGATAAACTTAAAGGACAGCCACCTAAAGACTTTTCTAGTAATAATAGTAATACTGACAAGCCTAAAAAGGTTATGTCAGCTTTTTAAACTTGCTAAGAAAAAAATAGAAAAATTAAAAAAGGAGTGATGTATATATGGCAAGAATAGACGCGTTAAATATTTTAATAAATGATAGTGATAAAGATAAATTAGCTGAAAGCTACGCTGGTGTTATTGAGGGCGTACAAAAAGAGTCAATAAGTGAACAAA